ACTATGTAATAATCATTCCTAATTTTACAAAAAGTACAATCTGTATTATTGACTTTATACACATTGTAAAGTATAATACAATCATAGGGAGCGAAAGGCACGATTGATGCTCCTAAGCCGTGGTCAGGCGCGTGAAGCGTTACGGATAGGTTTGCGTGACTGCTAGCTCAATTCCTTTCGCCACCCTTAACATGGTAGAACTCTTTAAGAGTAACGGAAAACTGGTCATTGGACGTTAATGGGGTTGTGCCCATTTCTACCAAAGCCGACATTGTGTAGTAGAACTCTTAAAACCGTTAGGCTCGGTACCTAACCGTCAGACTATTATTAACCACAACCTGTCGGAGAAACAGCCGCGCTAACACGCCTGTTAGCTTGATGGTTACATAGGTTGTCATTTTCTCCTACTCCGCCATCCAAAAAGGACAGCACAAGATGTTCACAATCTAAGTTAATTGGAACGCTAACTCTAAGCATAATGGTCGAGTCCTCGGCTTAATATTAAATATGAAAGGAGTGTATTACAATGTCAATGTGGTGGGACTTAAAGAACACATTATCTTATAATGCGCTCTTTAATTTTGTAGTTGGTTCTCGTGGTTGTGGTAAAACTTATGGCTTTAAGAAATGGGCTGCTGAAGATTTTATCAAGAACGGGAATCAATTTATTTATATTCGCCGCTATAAAACTGAAATGAATAAAAAAGCCAAAGAAAATTTCTGGGCGGCAGTTGCTCATGAATTCCCCGACCACGAGTTAAAGGGAACCCCAGAGGGAGCTTATTATATAGATGGTAAATTAGCCGGTCAAACTCGATACATCTCAAGTGCTAAATCCGAAGAACTCCCATTGGTTAATAAAATCTGCTTTGATGAATTTATCTCCATGGATGAAAGTCATCATGGTTATCTTAAAGATGAAGTAACATTTTTCTGTGAACTCTATGAAACTATTGCTCGTATGCGCAGAGTGGTTGTATTTTTCTTTGGTAACGCTGTTACATGGGCAAATCCTTACTTTACAGAATTCGACATCAAAAAGCCAATTAACAAAAAGCAAATTGCAACAACTAGAGAGGGTTTAGTCTTAATTCAAATTGCTAACAATGAAGAGTACATTGAAGCAAAAGAGAAAACCGACTTTGGCCGTTTGATGAAAGGCAGTAAGTTTGGTAAATATGCAGTTCATAATGAATTTTATCTTGACAGTGTAGTTGGTATTGCTAAGAAAACTCCCGAAGCTAAATATCAGTTTGGTTTTAAGATTCACGATGATTATTTAGGTTTATGGGTAGACTTCTCTTCCGGTAAATGTTATCTTTCCAGAAAATACAGTCCAGGTAGCGGCGTAATTTATGCGTTGACAAATGATGACCACGATTACAACACCATTTTGATTGCACGCACTCCACGCCCTAACTGGTTATTATATATAATTAAACAATATCGGTTGGGGGGTTTGTACTGTGAAGATGAAATAATTAGGCGATACCTGATGGACATTTTGAAGATTGTAGGTGTATAATGTTAGGAGTTGAGTTTATGCCCTTTGTTATTGTTCTGGGTTTTATCACATTTGACATTCTAACAGGGCTGATTAAAGCAAAGCACGATGGTTCTTATAATTCCTCTATCATGCGTGAGGGTGGTTATCACAAGTGCATGGAAATTCTTGCTGTTGTAGGCTCTTATGGCATCGAATACGCTATGCAATATGTTGAACTTGGAATCCAGATTCCCCTTGTAGGTGCTGTAGTTACTTATATTTGCATTATGGAGCTTATCAGCATTATGGAGAATATGTGCGCTGTAAATCCTGAACTTTCTGATCTGTTTAAGCCCTATCTGGAAAAACTTAAAGGAGATGAAGAAAATGAGGAAATCAAACGGTGATGTTCTTTTCTGTTGGCCTTTAGAGAAACACATTATCACAGCTGGCTGGACTTACAATGACGGTTCCGCCCATCATGCTATTGACCTGCGTGCTGCGCCTTGCACACCTGTTTATGCAGCTGAGGATGGCACAGTAAATCATGTACAGAGCTGGGATGGTAGAACCAAAACTGGGATGCAGTCTTATGGCAACATGGTTAGAATTAGGCATAACAATTATAATGGTTCTAAGCTGGAAACACGCTATGCACACCTTAAAGAGTGTCTCGTCAAAAACGGTCAACACGTTTACGAGGGTCAGCTTATCGGGTATTCTGGCGCAACTGGTAATTGCTATGGCGCACACCTTCATTTTGAAGTAATTTATCATGATTGTCGTGTTAATCCTCTGAACTGGTTGGATAACAATTTTATTTGTGCAACACAGACAGTAATGAAACACCTTGGTTCTTATCATTCTGTCCCACGTGAAAGCTCTAAAGGTGACTACATTAAGATTCATGCAACTGGCGTTGATATGCAAGCAATTATTGCCCTCTGTGAGAATCTTAAACTTACTTATGAACGGAGTAATAAATAATGAAAACGCGTGACGAAATTTCTGCAATGCTTGGCGGCTTTGTAGATGCTAAACCTGATGAACAGGGAACTCTGATTGCTGGCGTTCTTGATGAATTTGATGAATGTCGCAATGAAGCAGAACAATTTAGCAAAGGTTGTCCAGATGGTGCATCTAACTGGCATGAAGCCTATGATAATCTGCGCAAGGATTATGTTAAAGCATTTCTGAATGATGACAATAAGCCTAATGACGAATATCAGAAACCTAATGGTAATACAATTACTATTGATGAAGCTGCACAGGCTTTTGTCAAAAAAATGTTCGGTAGAAAGTAGGTGATAGATTATGAGTAGACCTTTCAGTTACAATGATGAAAATTTCACAGTTATTGGGAATATGCTTATTATTCATTGTAAAATTCCCGATGAACTTCCGCTAAATTCCTTAATTACAATCGTACCACCTGAAATATTGTCAAGAATGACTTGTCAATCATTCTGTGCTTTAGTGCAAAGTACTAGATCAGATATTAGGAAAAGTATTACGACTCCTATTACTGTTATCAAAAATGAATTAAGAAATTATAATAATATTTCAATTGAAGACGGAATCATGTTTGCTTTTACTAGTATAAAAGTTGATTGAGGTGAAATACTATGGCATATTCCTTCCACAACGAGAATATGAGCCCCCTATCTAATGTTCTGGTTATCCACACTGCACTTGATAAAGGCGAAACTGCTAATACTACCGCATTTACCATTCCCATGAAGTAATGGCTCGTGTTATGAAAACTGGTTACGGTAAATTTGTAGTTACCAATTCTATTCCCTGCTTGCGTGTAGTTCTTGCAGATGGCACCATTTCTAGTGCTAAAGTTACTTCCGCTGGCGTTGTAGCTTTGACCGCTGCCGCTAAAGGCAAACTTATCATTGATGGCACTCTGGATATTGAGTGCAACTATTAAGAAAGGTAGGTAATTAAATTATGACTTCTGCTGCTGTTGGTATTATTCAGGCTGTATTTGGTAGTGATGCTACTTTTGGTGGTGCTCCTCAGATTGAAAACACTACTGAATCCATTAAATCCGCATGGGAATTCATCAATTCTTATGAACCGCGTCTGAACTATTTCTGTAATGCTCTGGTTGACCGTATTGGTCTGACCGTTATGCGTTACATTTCTTTTGAAGACCCTTGGCAGGTTTTTGATAAGGGTGTTCTGGGTACTGGTGCTACCGTTCAGGAAATTTATGTAATGATGCAGAAAGCAACTCCTTACTTCTCTGCTGACCGTGCTACTAACGATGAAGTTATGAAAGCTGAATTTGGTAGCGACCCCGCTGAGGTTTACACTGCTTACCATGCTGTGAACTCCCGTATCAAGTACAAGGTAACTGTTAACCGCGAAGCTCTGGAAACTGCTTTCACGAGTGAAGCTAACCTGTCTGCCTTTGTACAGAACATCATCGACCAGATTTATAAGCCTGCTGAGCTGGATGCTTTTATCATGAAGAAGTATCTGCTGTATCAGCTGGTAAAGAACAATAAGCTCAAGAAAGTAACTGTTGATGCTGTTACTGATGAAGCTTCCGGCAAGACCCTGGTTAAGAAGTTCCGCCAGATTTACGGCAAGATGAAGTTCATTTCTAAGGAATATAATGCTGCTGGTATTCCTATGAATACTCCGGCTGAACGTCTGTACACCATTGTTCCTGTTGATATTTCTGCTTCTATTGATGTTGATGTTCTGGCAAGTGCATTTAACATGGATAAAGCTGATTTCATGGGGCATCGTCTGGAAGTTGATAGCTTTGCTCTTAATGAGTATGAAGTGGAACGTCTGGAACACCTGCTTACTGGTAATGACCCCTCTAGCTCTAGTGCTGTCACTATTGCAACTGGCGGTGATAAGACCTATACTCACGTTGCCCCTAACGATGCAGATATGGCCGCTATTCAGGCACTTATGGTTGACCGTGATTTCTTCCAGATTTATACTAAGCTGAACACCATGCGTGAAACTGACCTTGGTTCTACTCTGGATTGGAACTACTTCCATCATATCTGGCGTATCTATTCTGCATCTCCGTTTGCTAACGCTGTGCAGTTTACTACTACTAAGGCTTGATAATTGACACTTTCTTAAGCATGTAGGCTTATCATCCTAAAACGTGGGGCGCGCATACGACATCACGCGTTGCTTATATGGCAGTTTACAAACAATGTATCACTGACCAAAGCACAATTAGAGTTTCAGCAGGTTATCCACATTATTCTGATGGTTCAGTTCATGGTGGTATTGACACAGTACATACAAATCATCAATCTTATGCACCAATGGCAGGTACGGTTGAAACAGCCCATACTTGGCAAGGTGGCACTACTGGTAACGATTCTTGGGGTAACTACATTGTAGTTAAAATGAGCGATAATAGCTATTGGCTTGCAGCTCATTTTGCTAGTCAGATTCATAGTGTTGGTGAAACAATTACTCGTGGTCAATATATCGGAGAGCAAGGACAAACAGGTAATGCCAGTGGTATTCATACGCATTGGGAATACTGGATAGGTGGATATGGCACAGCTTACAGAACTGACCCCTCTGCTATTCTTGGTATTCCTAATGAAGTAGGTACATGGGATGTTGAGTGGGATGCTACAAATCCACCTACACCACCTGGCCCAAGTCCTACTCCCACAACTAAACGTAAACTTCCAATTTGGATGATGTGTAAACCACCCTACAGATTTTGAAAGGAGTGGAAAACGCAAATTGCCTAATATGCAACTTTATATCTGTAAGGGTATCCCTACAGATAAAACCTATAATCATGTGCTTAGGTTTCAGTCTGATTCTTCTCGTTTTGCTTATTTTACTTCTAAATCTATTCTTCATCTTACCAATTACACCTATCAGCGTTTAGACCGTTATCTGTCTGTTGGTGTTAATGCTGAAACGATTGAACCGTGTAATTATATTGTATTTCAGAACGCTGACTTTTCTAATAAATGGTATTATGCCTTTATTGACAAAGTAGAATATGTAGCTAACGAAACCAGCAGAATTTATTTCACGGTTGACGTTATGCAAACTTGGTTTAATCAGGTAACGTTACAGCCTTGTTTTATTGAGCGTTCTCATGCAAATACTGATGAAATTGGTGATAATATCATCAACGATGAACTGGATACAGGGCCTTATATTGATGACATTCAGCAATATATTGACTTTGATAAGCGTATCTGTATTGTTACCACATTCGATAAGCCTGAAAAAGATTCTACTCCTGCATCTGGCTCTTTAAGATTTGGCATTTATTCAGGCTGTAAAGAAAACTTTTTTACTACAGCTGAATCTGCTAATGCCTTTATTGCTAAGGCTGTAGAAGCAGGGCAAGCACCAGATGGCATTTTGGGAATTTATATGGTTCCTATTACCTTTGATAGTGGTAAGTATGATAAGACTTTTGTAGTTCCTAATAATGTAGCTGGTTATGTCCCTAAGAATAATAAACTTTTTACATATCCTTATTTTTATCTCCGCTATTATTCTACGCAAGGCGATAATCATGTTTTTCGATTTGAACTTGGAGATAGAAAGAAAAGTCTGCATATCGGATACAATATAATGTCAAATGCTGGACAGACTACAGCAATGTTTGCAGCAGAGGATTATAAAGGCTCTACTGGTTATAATCAGGAAGATGTTTTTGCAATTAGCAACTGGCCTACTTGTGCCTATAACACTGATATTTATAAGGTATATGTAGCACAGAACTCTAGTTCCATGGCTGTTGAAAATGCGGGTTTGGTAGCTGGTACAATGTTTGCTGGTATTAACCTGCTGACAGCTCCAGCAAAAGATGTTCAGGCCATGTCTGGCAAACATCCTTCTCTTTTCCCTGAGAATACTTATGGATCTATCGAAGGTTTAGCTAATCAAATGCTTAACATTGCTGGCACACTTGCAAAACGTGATGATATGGACAGATTACCACCACAGAGCCACGGTTCTGTAAGTCCTTATTTCCGTTTTACTGATTCTGGTATTTTACCGACAAGGGATGCAAGTGCTCCATATGCTATGGCTAGTTATCATCATGTTACTAAAGAATTTGCAAAAGTTATTGATGACTACTGGACTATGTTCGGTTATCCCATTCATCAAGTTCAGGTTCCAAACATTGATTCTCGAAGAAACTGGAATTATGTTAAAACACAAAACTGTTGCTGCTTAGGTGATGTTCCTGCGGATGTTTCTACAATGATTAACGACATCTTTAATCGTGGTGTTACATTCTGGCATAATCCCGGACTTGTTGGAAATTATGAAGCAGACAATTCTATCTATAAACGTATTCCAGAAGTAGGTGAGTAAATGAGTAAACGTTCACAAAAACCACAGCCACCTTGGATTGATTCCTACGACTTAACTAGGGCAACTTATGCTAACTGGTTTAATCGTCTGTATGATGTAGCACTTGCAAGATTCAAATGGGAAGGACTTGAAGATTCTCCTTTTTTGGATGAACGATTCATTGAACAGTTCTTGTTCTGGCAGCCTTTAATGGCTGGCTATCATGACCCTGTTATGGGCAACTTGATTCTTCCTGCTATGCCTAGTGATAACTTCGACATTATTGGTGACCCTAAATATGTGCGTGCTTATGGCTACAATTCTAATTACCAGAAAAGCGGCCTTAACAAACAAAACTGTGCTTATCTCTGGTGTAATATGCGCCGTTCCCCTGACACTATTGTCATTAAACAGTTTGCACAACGTCTTACCAATATTGACAGAACGATTGACTTAAACCTTGCTGCACAGAAAACTCCACGAATTGCTTACGCAAATGAGAATACGAAACTTTCTGTACAGAATTTGGTGTACCAGCAAGATAAATATGACCCTTGGCTTTACCTTAAAGGCAATCCCTCTACTGATGATATTAAGAACATGATTGGTGTTCTTGATTTAGGCGTTCAATACATTGGCCTACAGTTAGAGCAGCAGAAAAAAGAAACTCTTGCGGAAGCTCTTACCTATTTAGGTATTGAGAGCAACTACAATATGAAAGCAGAGCGGCAGTTTACTACCGAAGTTCAAATGACCTTAGGTCAGGTAGAAGCAGACCGTCTTTCTCCATTGTATTCTCGTCAAAAATTCTGCAAGGATTATAACAGGCTCTTTGGTACTAATATCTCCGTATCTATGCGTTCTCAGCTTGAATTAACTAAGATTATGGAAGGGCGCGAAGATGAAGAGAATTTAAGTGATACCAATATTGAGGATGGTGATAAGGACGATGAGTAAATATACAACTCAAGTACGTTTTATCTGTGAATCAAAAGCAGGTATTGTTGAACCTTACACCAATGTTTCTTATTCAGAAATTATTGAACGTGCTCGGCCTAAAATCTTCAATTTTAGTTATCCTATCTGGAATGAGAATAAACGAAAAGAGCTTGAAACCAATATTCTTAAGCATTTCTATACAAATGAAATTGGTTCTGAAACCTTTGGTCTTTGGCAGCTGCGTCTAGATGACTGGATGAACAGCCATATGCCTTATTACAATCCCCTTTTTGAAGCACTTGATAAACAGTATGAAATGTTCTTAACTGATGATTTCTCCATTACCAGTAATGAAGATACTGAACATCATGATGTGAATACAGAGGATAGAACCAAGAACAGTAAAGTCAATATTGACGGCATCAATAATTCCAATTATACTTCCAATTCTAACAGCAATGGAGAGAATACCAATACTCACACTGATACTCCGCAGGGTAGTCTTGATAATTTTCTTGCTGGTAAGTATATGTCGGAAGCTGACCATAGTAAGGCAAGTTCCACCAATGTTTTTAGCTCTAATGCTAATTCTAACAGTAACAGCAATACCACTCAAGATGATAAAAACAATACAAAAGAAAATCGTGATGGCAATGAACATCGTGTTCTTGACCATGTAGAAAAAGGCTATCGTGGTCGCTCTCTGGTATCTATTATGAACGATTATATGAAGGAAAACACGAACATCTATAATTGTTTGTATAGAGATATGGAAGTTCTGTTTATGCGTTTATGGTAAAGAGGTGATTAGGTTTGAAGTACAATCCTTTGGACAAACTTTTCCGTTCTGTAATTCCTGTTGCCTATGATGATAGCATTAGTTACTATGAAATGGTATCTAAGGTTATTGAGGTAATGCAGCAGTATATTGAAAACAGCTCCATTAGTTATGCAGACCCTATTCAGTGGGATATTACCAAACAGTATCCTTGCAACACAGTTGTTGTCACTGTCAATGGTGATGGATACTTAAGCACACAGCCTGTGCCTATTGGCATTGATATTGATAATGAAGATTACTGGACTAAGATTGGCAACTTCTCTGAACTCTGGGGAAGTGTTAAGCTTGCTATCACTCCTGTTGATGAAAAGCTGAAAACTACTGCAAGTGCTAACCGCAATATTAACGACCTTGTTTGGCTTAATAATGATTTGTATGTTATTACAAAAGCCATGGATGCTGGTACACGTTATATTGAGGGTACTAACTGCAAGAAAACCGACATTGGTGAACAGCTGAACGACCTTAATACTAAGGTTGACAATAATAAGTCTAGTGTTGATGATTCTATTAAGAAAATCAATACCAATATTGAAAACATTAACACTAATCTTAATAAGAAGATTGACAAAGACACTGTTGGAAATCTTGACCAGACTGTCAGCGGTAATATGAATCAGACGGTCAGTGGGGATTATACTATCGAGGCAAATAAGTTTGCTGTAAAGTCTACCAAGGGTTTTTATAATGCGCTGGTGGTGTCTAACGAACCTAACACCCCCGTTACTATTGGCAGTCAGGGTGGAACGTTTTTAGATGGCCCTGTTAAAACTAGCATGATTGCCCAGCATTACAACGATAATTTTGACTGGTTGCCGCTTACGGATTCTCGTGGAAACGACCACAAAGTTGCGCTTATTCGTGACACTGCTGACTTTAGTACTATCCCTAGCTCTCCCGTTGATATTCGTGCATATCAAGACCTTAAAATGGATGGTACTGATGATATTACCGCTACCATTAACACCCACACTAAGAATGAACCTCTGTTTATTCCTGCTGGTACTTATAAGATTAGCGCACCTTTGCAGCTTAAGCATAGCTTGTATGGTGCTGGTTCTTCTCGTGACCCTGCGCGTGGAACCAGTGATACTATCTTACAGTATACTGCTAGTCCGACTGCGTTTGGTAGTCAGGGTGTTATTACCGTGTCTGGTGATGACGTAACTGGTAACATTGTTATTGCTAATCTGGACATTGCCTGTAGTGGTATGATTGGTGGCATTGTATTCACTACCAATAAATATACCGATAACAGTATTTACAATGTAAGCATCAATAAGGTTAAGTCCTATGGTGTTTATTTGCAGCCTGCTAACAGCACTTTGAACCGTTACTGCTACATGGATAATGTAATGGTATGGGGATTTAGCAATAATACTCCTGTAGAACGCTGGACTGGTTCTGTTGCATTTTTCTGGGGTAATAAAGCTCCTGATTGTGAATGTAACAACCTTGTCAATATGGTATGCCAGATTGGTTTTGACTGCCGTACTAATATATACGGTTGCAACTGGACTAGTTATACTGGTATTCCCTCTGGCGGTACTGGTGGTACTGACGCTAATTCTTGGTGGAATAACTCAATCGCTTGCAAGGTTACTAACAATGATATTCATGTTACTAACTTCTATGCAGATACTTGCAAATATGCTTTTGTATTCGATGGGCCGGGAAAAGCAGCAGCTTACATCAATAATCTGATTTATGCATGTAATGATGAAACTGCTACTACTGCTACTGGTTATGCGTGTATCGCTCTGATTGGTACCAGTCCTAATCCACAGTTCATTGTTAATGGTGGCATTATCAATCGTTCTGCTAAGGTTAGCACTACTGTTCAGTCGATTGGTACTTATCCTGTTACTAATGCTGTATGTAGCCTTGACAATGTTTACATTTATACGAAGCGTGAATATATCTTTGGTGCTGACGCTGTAAAACGTGGGCAGTATATCTGCGCATCTGGTGAACATCGTTGCATTGACTTGGCTATTACTAACCAGACGCAATATACAGTTGATGGTCAATCCGTAACTGGCGACCCTGAACAGTACAAGGCATTTGCATTTATTCCCATTCCTTCTGTTGATTGTACTTCACAGGGTTCTATCCGTGTGATGGATAGAAATAACATTGATTTTACTGTTTATCTTAGCAATAGCCCTAAATCTGGCGAGTTGTTTGCAATTAGTGCTGTTGATAATCGTCAGCTTAATAATACCATTTATAAAGCGCCCATTGGTGCGGGGAGAACTGTTACTTGGGATGTAGTTGATGACTTAAATAATCTTTATTATGTCAATGATAGTAATGCAATTATCCTGTATTTCAAACGTCCTGCATCTTATAGTGTAACAGTTCAGGTTTCTGGATTTATGGATGGTAACTCCCCTGTTATTCTTGACCGTATTAGAAATGAAGATGGCACTCCTATGGATTATCCTCGCTGGAATAACAACAATGGTATGACTGCTATTAAGGTTCTTCGTCCTAATATTACTTAACTAATAAAATACCCCTAGGTGGTTATCCACTTAGGGGTATTCTTTATTTAGTTAGAATGGAGAATCTTCTCGGAAAATGTACTGGCTTAAATTCAGTAAATTTATCTTGGAACAGGTCAGTCATCCTCACTTTCATCATCTTCATCTTCCTGCAAGGAATCAAAAGCATTAAGAATAGAATCGCTCATAACTTTACGAAATTCCTTAGTGATGGGGTAGCAAATATCATGCCATTCATCTTTCTTATTCTTTGCACTGGGCATTGCAACAAACAGACCCTTGCTTCCGTCCATAATCTTAATGCCAGAAATGCAGAACGCATTTGCAAGTGTAATGGAAACCATAGCGCAACAATTAGACTTCTTGTTATTGATGGGGAAGATATGAATATCAGTGATGACAGAGGAAGTGGACTTAGCAGAATTGGTGGCCTTGGCAGATGTTTTCTTGTTAGTGTACATAGTTAGTTCTCCTTTGTTAAATAATGATAAGTAAGGAATTTATATTGAGGACAGTTTTTATACTGGCCGCAACAATCGGTTTTAAGGTTGTACTCTTGGCGTGACACTCTCATACCCTCACAACGAATGTAATTTGTTGTATGAGAAATGTAATAAGGACAGGTAGCTCTTCTACTGATTCTGTAAGAATCTCGTTCTTTCAATTAAATCATCTCCTATCACCCCATTCCCACTGGAATATACTTGCAGGATTACCATCAATTAACATAGCATATTCTTTGTCAGATTGCTCTTTATGATAAGTTCCATAAAGTTCTTTATCATTTTCATCATGGTTTATGCTAACAACTTCAGGCAAATAATCTATATAGGATTCTCCACGCAATGAATAACAGAATGAATAATACATTCTATTAACAGGACTATTGGTTGAGCGTAATGTATAGCCACAAGGTTCTAGAACAGTTACAGAATATTCGTCCAAGTGGTCTGTTTCTCCATTATCGTCTGTAAAATCTCCTATAATATGTGTTCCAGGAGTTTCACGGATAAGCTTCTTGTTTATGGATTCATCATAACTGATATTAGGACGAAAATATTCTTGTACTAGATACTCAAAATCTTCATCGTTTACTATTTGCGTAAACAATTCAGAAAGCTGTTTCTTGCTTGCACCTGCCACAGTAGCCTTAACTTTTAAGTGCTTATCTGCATCCAAGTATGCTGCACAATAGCATTTACTTCCCCATGTTACAAAATCCTCATAGTGACCATCAAAGTCCATAATGCCAAAATTGTAACAATCTTTATTCTCACTGTTATTGAGAATATTCTCATTGAATCTATCAACGGCTTTTTGAACATCCGCATTATAACCTACAAAATAACCGCTGTCTGTATCATGATATAGAGGCTCAATGCCTTGGCTTAATACTAGATAAAGCATAAAACAAATAAGGTGCAGTCTACTGTAAGCAACTGTATATAAACCATCTGTAAAGATATTTAGGGAATTTCTGGATTTAATAAACTTAACCCCAGTAGGAATCCATTCAAATTTATCACCGTCCCCTTGCACGCCAACTTCTTGTCGTAATGGCTTCATTGCTGAGCACCCATACTGACCATTTAATCCACCTTTGCTTGCCATTAAGGCGAAGTGGACTAAATCTTTGTTATGGGTATTCATAATTTCTTGTGCCACAGAATCATCATAAAGCTTTAATCCCTCAAATGTAAAATCGTTTAGCGTTTCTACATGGTCAGCAACTTTATGTTCAAGTTTTTTGAATCCTGTTTTCTGGCGTGCATAGTATTTAACTGTATTGCGTAAAGGCTTGTTAATAAATTTATGGGCTGTTGCATAATAAAGTTCATCACATTCTGAACCAGTATAATCATAAAGCATTTGAATTAACATAAAGTCAATATCACAGCCATTAAATGTAAGTTCATCTGCTTTGACTACTTTACCATTATCAAAGTTACCATTTTTAACATTTGTACATTTTGATGTGCTGATATAACTGTAAATACAGTTGCCAAAATCCTTAGCGTTAATATTATAAAAGGTAACATTAGCCATAAAGTTATATTTTATTGGCCTTTCAAACAAGATTGATTCACGGTATGCTGCTTGGAGAACTGAATAGAATTTAACATCTTTACATCCATATAACTCAATCCGTTGGTCGGAATAATGGAAGAACCCTGAGTTAGCGCCGCTTTCGCATCCAGATAAGAATTCATAGTTTGCAGACTGGAAATTTTGATAACATTCATTAGGATTAACCTCTTTTCTCCACTTGTAAGGGAAACGCCTACCATACATTGCTGATGGGTGCATAGAACTTGCATCAAAGCACCAAACATCCTTAAATATTTTACCTACTGCATAAGGATTAGCATGAGTATAACCACCTGCAAGACAGTTCTGAAAGAACTCCATAAATGATTCGTTGTTATTAAGTTCTATCGCTGCTGTGAATTGTGCAGTATGAACTTCTTTATCGGTAGCAATATTTCTGTTAAGCCTTGTTTCACGCTTAATCATTGATGTGTTAGATACTCCAATATCTGATACTGTATCAACTTTGGTGAAGTTAGCCATGTATCTACATAGTGCATACAAGACTAGCTTACAGTCACGTTCATTGTAAATGTATTCAGAATCAGGTAAATCTGACCACCAATAATATTTTTGGTCATAACCGCCTTTGACTTCTTTAAGTTTAGGAACTCCAAGCTCTGTACCGATAAGCTCAAGGCTTTTACAGGAAAGAATCTTGAAACTGTCATAAAATTCAAGATGGTCAAAAACTGCTACTAATGGCTGATGCGGAGCAACTGCAATGAAACGTTTAGGATTAAAGTTCTTAATGCAGAAATTTATGTTACGCATCATTGCTTCAAATTCATAACTCAAGTTATGCACAAAGATTTTGACGTATTCATTATTATTCTTAGCATCCTCATTGATTCTCTCAAATTCAGAAGAAATTGAATCATAAGTTCTGAAGAAATTGTAATTCATTTCATTCTCGAAGTCACTAAATGGTGCATGAGGTATGGGACGATAAGCAAATGAAGCTAGGCCATGAAGATAAGTGCTTTGCAAATGCTCTTGAAGTTCATCCTCACCATATATTAAGGATGATGTTTCAATATCATAGCAATATATAATAGTTGAATACTTATGCTCATTACGCTTTCTCACATACAGCACCACTTCCCATGATATATTTTTCTTATTTACTTAGTTTTTATCTATCCAATCAAATAACTTAGCTAGTGCCTTGATATATAGATAAACTAAAACAACACCAAGAGTTAAAGCTGCGAAAAATAGAATGATAAATATTATACTAACCATAATATCACCACAAACCATATTTAGATGCAAGTTCTGTAAATTCTTCATAAGCTTTTTTATGCCCCTTTATAAAGTCTTCATTACCCTGTGTAATAGACCTAAGTTTATCACTTGCATCAACCAGCACTTTACCAATCTGGTCAGAATTTCTTAGCAGATTATCATATTCTGCATAATCTCTATCCATATCTGTCAAAGTGTCAAGTCCTAGATTTTGACCCAACGTACATAATTTTTTCAAATCGTCTGAGGGAATATCCCTACTATACGTGCCCATAAGATTGTTAAGTATACCAGAAATTGCTCCCCATTTCTTTTTGTCAAAATAGGAATCTGGATTCCTAAGAATCTTATATGCAGCATCACTATAATTAAATACATCTTCAAGACGATTAGCTACTCTCAACGACCTGTAACTATCTTTGACAGATTTATTTAATGATTTAATATGCTCTGAATATTTAGATAGATACTCTTGCATAAGTTTTTGTGATGTTTTATCCTCAACATTATCAGTTGCATCAATAAGGTCATTATACAGTTTTTCAGCTTCATTAAGAGCAGTGCTAGCAGTAAATTTCAGAGCATTGGCAATTTCAGGGGATTGTCTACCTCTAAGACTTTCTTTAAGCTCACCTGTCACAGTGATACCTGCTTTTCTAGATTTACGTCTTGTTGCGCCTATCTTTTCCAGTAGCCTAGTTGCTTCGGCTTGGCGCTTAAATGTTTTGTTCTTAGCCATTATGTTCATCCTGCTTTCGTGAAGCTAACTCTTTTCTAACATCATTATCATAACTGTCAAGCAGATAACACAATTCTCTGAGCTGGCAATCTTGACAATCCTTATCCATGAAGTGTGTTAGCCATGAGGGACAGGCTTTAATGTACCAGTTATCGCATAGTTTACTTAGTAAAGCAAGGGTTTCTGTATCTAGGTCTTTAATTGTCATAATACACCTTCCACATTTTCAGGCCAAACAGAATCTAAGCAATCGCCTACAAAGTATTGATTAAATGTGCAATTAGAACTCGGTGCTACAGAATAATAAACTACTCTGCCATCATGCTCTATAATGTCAATAACCTTACCAATTTTAGCAATGGTAATTGCTCTTTTCTCTTGTCCATCTCCATAAAAGTAACCATATTCTCTTAAGTTGTATTTAATAATTGAACCTATGTGAACATCATAACGCATTGTATCAACTCCCTAAATATAAAACTTAAAAGCTAATACTTCAAATGAATCTGTATCTATATACAAAGAACTAACAGTAAAGAATTTAAATTGAAGCTTCGCATACCTTGATTCTAAATTCTTAAACAGACATATCTTTTTAATTGTGCCAGATTCTATAATATATATAGTCGTTTCAGCATGAACAGAACCACAATTAAGTAGAATATCATTGATTGTCATTTTAATCACCTACTTATGATGAAGAGGGAGAGGGGGATTATTAAGTTTAAGAAATTGAACCCCCGATTTATTTTCAGGCTTCTCACGACACCCCGGTGGGCGGCGCGGCAGGGTTGGTGCTAAGGTTAATGCCGCATGCTCACCATTTTCTTAACGGTCGGACGCTTTAGAGCTTTAAAGTGGCAAAGTATGTTAAGAATTTATCAATCGCTTTAGAACTCTAAATTGCTAAAGTGTGTTAAGAATTTCACAGGTTAGCAGTTAGGCTTAACTACTGCTAGTTATTTATACTTAATGGTAAAGAATTCTAACTAAAAATTTGTATAAAAAATACGCTGCCGTTATGGGCAACGCATATTTTATTTTTGATCGGTGCTAACTTATTGCAG